AAGCTGATAGCGAACCTGGCAACATACGCCTTGGTTAGCCCCTTCTTGGTCGCATAGGCGTCCAATGCTTCCTGAGTGACGGGAGACAGCCAGATTGTCTGGCGCTTGTATCCCTTCTCAATGAGCCGGGTTTGATGGTCCATTGACCGCTGTGAGGCTGTTTTCATGCGCCAATTCTAGCCGTGAAAAACTTTACGTCAAGTGCATGATTTGTGTTGACCGGCGCGATAGTGAAGGGGCTTGCGAAGCATAGCCATTTGAGAGAGATTGGGCGGGCGGGTGAGGTCACCACAACCTCAGCCCGCCCTTTGCCAACGGCTCTTGGGGGGCCATCGACTATGCACAGGATACCTATCCGCATATCTGGTTGCAAGCGCCCGTGAGCGCTCCTCCGTACATGCGTTGGTTCCCAGGCGACTACGCCAAGGACACCCTACACCTCACCAGATCAGAGCACGGGGCCTACAGGCTGCTCATCGACGCCATGTGGAGCGCCGGGGGAAAGCTGCCGGCCGATGACGCCAGGCTGGCCCGACTGGCGCTCTGCACCCCCTCGGAGTGGGCTGAATGCCGGGACACGATCATGGCCTATTTCCACACTCGCGGGGCCTTCATCCATCACAAGCGTATCACGAAGGAAATGGCTCATTACAAAGCCGTGTCTGAGAAGCGAAAAGCAGCCGGAAAAATGGGTGGTAAGCCAAGTGTCGGAAAACGTTCGGCTTCTAGCCAAGCAATTGCAAAGCAAATGGATAGCAAAAGCCCCCATAACCAGAACCAGAACCAGACTCCTATCGGAGAGCCTATAAAAGGCTCTCCGAATAGGAGGCGAGAGCCCTCGCTTTCGCTTTTGAGAAGCGACGCGCCGCTCTCGCTCGAAGCGTTGAGAGAGAAGATCGAAGCCGAAGCGCTGGAGCTTCAAGCCCGCAAAGGAACCCCGCATGGCCTACCTAGGCGAACCCCCGATGTTCAGCCCGACCGTCCCGATGAGCCTCTGGGAGGCTGTGGCGGAGACCTTCAGCAAGGAGTTCGCGGACTCGTACCTGTGGGGAGCGTCGTTGTTGAATGGCAAGCTGACCCCACACACAACGATGGCCTGGAGCCGCCTGAACGATCAGGGAGCGTTCCGGGCGATCATGAAGGCGCTGAAGTACGACCTCGAAAAGCCAGACCGCTTTCCCGGCGTGCCAGCGCGTGATTCAATCAAGGTCGCATACCCGGAATATTTCTCGGATGACAAGCCACGGCGCGGCCATCGGAGAGGCGTCGAACAGTGGTAGCTGGCCACCTTGACCGGCCCATAAAATCCCCTCAACATCCCCAAGCTTGTTCGGAGCCCCTGAGTGGAAACCACCCCCAACCTGGCTGAGGAAAACGCGGCGCTACGGCGCTACGTGGCCTATCTCGAAACCGAGGTTGGCATAGTCAGGTCGGAGATCGCCCCCAGCACCATTGCCAGCGCCTTCGGCCTCAGCCACACACAGGCGCTCATCGCGATCACCCTGGCCCACGCCTACCCACGCCCAGCCTCTTTGCGAGCCCTTCGCGCCCACCTTGGCCCATGCGGCTCCAAGCGTGATTCAAAATCCCTCACCGTCCAGATCCACAAGATGCGCGGCGCTCTGGGCGAGGATTTCGCGATATCCAATTACGCCGTTGGCTACACCATGTCCGAAACCACCGCCGCCCGCATCCTCGTCACGCTGCGGCTAGCGCAAAAGTCCATGGAGTTGGGCGCCTGATGGGCCTGATCCGGTATATCCACCCAGTGGTGCAAATGGGTCTCGCCCGCCGGCTGGAGACTGAGCCAGGCACAGCCGCCGCGCTCCTGCACCTCTACAATTCCCGATCCCCGCAATCTACTCAACAGATCGCCGTTGGCTCTCGCAGCGCTATCGGATCAACCCGCGTGAGAATCCAGCACATTCGAGACATCTTCGGCTCTGGCGCTGTTCCCACCATTGGCCACAAAGGCGATACCCGCTATAGGCTATCGGATCAAGCACGCACTGAGCTGCGGGAAATCCTCAACGATATGGCGGAAGAAGTGCTAGCTTATCTGGCCCCCCTCATCGCAAAGGCCGCAGCATGACCCTTGAACAGATCGTCGCCATCCTGCAAGCCTATCGCATCTCCGTCCCCATCACGGTCGGCGACCAAACCATCAACATCAAGGTCCAGATCGCCGACGACCTCGCCCAGGACATGGCAAAGCGCATCCTCGCTGAGACGCCCTCCCCTGAGTGAGGTCCCGCAAAGCTACACCAACAGGCCCCTCCCATCCCCAGCATGGCGACGGGTTGGAATAGGCGATAGGCACATGACCCGCGACCCCCGCGACGCAACCTGGCTTGAGCTGGCAATGCTGATCGTCCTGGCCGTTGTGATCGTAGGGCTGATTGATTGGGTGGCTAGGACGTAAAGCTGCTTGTGGTTACGCGTAACCATGCTAGGGTCGGTCCATGGTTACGGCTCCCAAATGCAAGGTCTGCGGCGTGGCTCACTTCGGGAGCGCGCATGTGTGGCCTAAGGTTAAGGACGTGACGACATCGGCGACCCCAGAGGAAAAGGCGTGGGCCGAGGCTGCTCACAAGTTAGAGCCTCAAGAGGTCTATGCCGCCGGGCGCACGATTGCCAAGTTCGATGCGGAGCCGACTGGCCCGAAGCGCGACCGGGCAGCCTACATGCGGGAATATCGCGCGCGGCAGAAGGGGAAAGAATGATGTTCCTCTACATCATCACGGCCAGCGAGTTCTGCCATAAAATCGGCATGTCCGCCGATCCAAAGGCGCGGCTGAACGCGCTAAGAACCGGCCACTATCAAGATCTGAAGCTAGTCTTCGAAGCTGAGATGCCCAGCCCTGAATGGGCTATATGGGGCGAGCGAGCGGTTCATAAGTATTTTGCGTCCGTGAGGATACGAGGTGAATGGTTCACGGTGCCGGTTGAGGACGCCAAATGGGCGGTGTCGGTCGCTTCCGAGGATGCCGCTCTGGCTTTTTCGGAGGGATATGCGCTGCCATCGGACGTTCCATGGGAAGCAAGCGAAGCTGCTGCATGAGCCTCGATAAGTCCTACGTCAAGCCGAAGGGGAAGAAGTGATGGTTCATACGGAGCAAGCCCGTCTTGGCTCCTCATGGTCGCCAATCGGAACAACCCCTTGGCCTCCTGAACGCGGAGCATTTCTAGTCGGGTGTCCAGAACATCGGAACGTCTATCTCGTAGTTCGCAATCGTTGGACCACTGATCCCGGTGCGCTTTATATGCATTTTGGCGGGGGATCGGTCATCCCACTTCGGGAGGATGTAACGCACTGGATGAGGTGTCCAGATGGACCGGAACATGGCTAGAAACACGGGGGCAATTCATTGGGGGCCTGCAACTGGCGGCATTTATTCTCAGGCGTGGGCAGATTATTTTGCGGCCCACCCAGAAATAATAGACGAATATTGCAGGATTTTCGCCTTCCCCGATGGGCCAAAGGCCCAAGACGAGACCGAAGGCCCAGCAACGGTATGAACAAAGAACCCAAACCCGATAGCATGATGGAGAGGCTGGCAAACCGAGTGCGCCGCGAAGCTTACCTGGCGCAGAAAGCGGGGAGTCTTTTGTCAGCCGAAAACATGGTCCGCGCCATCCTCCAAGAGCTGAGAGAGCCGAGCGAAGAAATGCACAGCATCTGGTCTCAAGGGCACACAGAGAACGGGCACATGGTGGTCAGGGCCATGATCGACGCCATTCTAGAGGGTAGGGCATGAAGTTCGCCGCCGTCATGCTTCTGATGGGCTCAAGCGCGTTCATCGTCCTGCTGATCCTCCTGAAGGCTGCGGATATAGTGCAGATGGCTCTGAACTCGTGAGGTCTGCCATGAAACACCTACGGCGCCTGATCGCCTTCGACATTGAGCGGCGACTGCGGTTCTGGCCCTAATTGCACCCTACCAGATTTAGTGTAGCATACGATCTTCAAGCCGAGCGAAGCACGGCCCTCATCCTGATTTTGAGAGGCGCTTCGCATGGCCACTTCGTTCTCCAATGACCAAGGGACTGGAACTGTCACCTCCGATGGTTTCGCTGGCCCTGGCGCTCTGACCTCCATCGCCAACAGCGGCCCGCTGACAGCGACCCCGACCGTCGTAGCCGCTGCCGGGGCATCGCAAGCCACTTCCACTCTGATCGGCAACTTCATGGTGGTTGTCGTGACCGCCTCCACCAGCGCGCAGGGCATTCGCTTTCCCAGCGCCGCAACGGGGCGAATGCTTTTTCTGTTCACCACGGGCACGAAAGCCCCGCTAGCCTACCCCTTCCTCCACGACAAGATCGGGACTGGCGCCAGCAACATCGCGTTGCAGCTTACCGCGAACAAGGGTGGCATCTTCATGGCGAAGGACGCGACGACGTGGCTGGACATCCTGGGTGCGTAACAGCGTTCACGCGGAGCCTCTTGCTTGACCTATCCCGTCGTTAAATTCGACATTCTTACTCCATGCAACGGCGACCAGGTCGCCCAGAACATCGCGCACGCCCGCAGCTTGGGTCTCCCCGAGTTTGACGACCAAGACCTAAAGATCCTCCACATCGTCGCCAACGGTCCCAGCGCCAAGCTGTTTGATCCAACCACGCCAGGCCCAACACTCGCGGTCAACGGCGCCGGGAAACTCTTCAACCCCGACCAGCCCCCGACCTATTGGGCGGTATGCGATCCTCAGGCCCTCGTGGCGGACTTCTTCAAAGACCCTCCGCTGCACACGATCTACCTCGTCGCCTCCAAATGCGATCCCCTCGTCTTTGAGATGCTCAAGGGCCGCGATGTCAGGCTCTGGCACATTGATGACCACCCCTCCACCAAATCAGGCTGTAGGGCCGTCTCCGTCGCCTCCAGCGTCACACTCTGCGTGCTGACCTTGATGCAGCGCTTCGGCTTCCGGCATTTCGAGACCTGGGGCTGGGACGCCTGCTTCTACGATACCGAACATCACGCCGGCCAACACGTCACCGACTTCCCCGAGAACACGGTAGACCTCTGCGTCGGCGCAATCGCCATCACCGACGACGCCACCGGAGAAACCAAGTACGACGGCGGCCGGTGGTTTCGAACCACTTCTACGTGGGCCGCTGAAGGCCAGGACGCGGTAATCCAGACCCACTACGCCGACTACACCCTGACGGTTCACGGAGACGGCCTCATCAAGGCCCTTCTCGAAGCCCGCGCATAGCCCCTTCCCAAATCACTCAAGCTCGTTCATTGTCCAAAACGTGGACCAAAGGACCGCTTCGACGCATGGCTACGCCATTCATATTCGATCAGGCCATCGCCGACGAAATCTGTGAGCGCCTTGCGAACGGCGAAAGCCTCCGGTCCATCTGCGGCTCTGATCGCGATGACTTTATTCCCGGATCGACTACAGTGTTCAAGTGGCTCGCGGAAAACACCAAATTCGCGGAGCAATACGCACACGCGCGGGAAGCCCAAGCGGACGCGATTTTCGATGAAATCCTCGATATCGCTGATGATGCTCGCAACGACTGGATGGAGCGCAAGGACGCTGAAGGCCAAGGCGCTGGCTACGTCGAGAACGGCGAACACATCCAGCGCTCCCGCATCCGCATCGACGCGCGGAAGTGGATGGCCGGCAAGCTGAAGCCGAAGAAGTACGGCGAGAAGCTGGGCGTTGAGCATTCCCTGGATGAGAGTCTGAGGGCGTGGATGGTGTCACGCGATGGCTGACGGCTCGCTTCTCGCCGAGGCTCAGGTTGACGCGCTGAAGTGCGCGGACGACTTCGCTTATTTCGCCCGGCGCTGTTTGAAGATCAGGACCAAGAGCGGCGAGTTGAAGCCATTCATCCTCAATCGCTCGCAGCGCTATCTGCATGAGGCTATTGAGGACCAGATGCGCCGCACCGGAAAGGTGCGAAAGTTGATCGTGAAGGGCCGGCAGATCGGCTCCAGCACGTACATCGAAGGGCGTCTTTACTGGCGCAATTGGAAGACCAAGAAGGGCACAGCGCTCAAGGCGTTCATCCTGACTCACGCGCAGGACGCCACCAACAATCTGTTCGGCATGGCCGAGCGCTTCCATAACAACATGCCTGACGCGCTGCGTCCGCTCACCAAGGCGGCCAACGCGAAGGAGTTGGTATTCGCAGACACCGAGTGCGGCTATCTCGTTTCCACTGCCGGCGCCAACGAGGTTGGGCGAAGCGATACGATCCAGCTCTTCCATGGATCTGAAGTACCATCCTGGCCAAACGCTCAGAAGCATTTCACTTCTCTCGTCACCACGGCGCTCGCGAAAGAGCCTGGCACTGAGGGTTATCTGGAGGCGACTGCCAAAGGGATTGGCGATGTCTTCCACCTCACGGCTCAAGCGGCGATCCGTGGCGAGTCGGAATATGAGGCCGTGTTCATCCCCTGGTTTTGGGGTGACGATTACCGCACACCGTGCCCCGAAGTGTGGGCTCAGGCCGTCCCGCCGAAATGGCAGGAATATGGCGTCCTGCACGCGCTGGATTGGGATCAACTCTATTGGGCATTCGTCACCAACCGCGAACTGGCGAAGGCGCACAGCCTAGCGGATGACGAGCCTTGCTGGGTCTTCAAGCAAGAGTACCCGGCTACTTTCGATGAAGCGTTCCAATCCAGCGGCAACAGCTTCATTCCGGCTGTCAGTGTCACGCGGGCGCGTCAGAAGCGCATCGGCGCCGACAAGATCATTGGTCGTGGCCCGATCATCCTTGGTATCGATCCAGCGGCCCAGCGCGACAAGGTTGGGATCATTGACCGCTGCGGCCGGGTGATGGGCGAGCGTATCTGCGAACGCTGGGCGCCAAATCCCGATGTTGAATACGTCGGCGCGCGCATCGCCGCCATCATCAAGAAAATCAGCCCTGATGCTGTGAACATCGACACGTCCGAGGGCTTTGGAGCGGCGCTGTACGCGTGGCTGTCCAACCACGGCTACGCTGATATCTGCAACGCGGTCAGCTTCGGCTCTGGCCCTGTAGGCTGCGGCCCGACTGGCGATGAACTCTACGCCAACCGTCGCGCCGAAATGTGGGACGTGATGCGGTTTTGGTTTGAGACGCCAGGCGGCGTGCAAATTCCCGACGATGACGGATTTCACGCTGACGTGACGTCGCCTCAGTGGGGTCCTGGTCAGACGCGCAATTCGCCCACCACGAACGAGCTGATCATCGAGCCGAAAGACAAGATCAAGGAGCGCTTGGGCGCTTCCCCTGATCTTGGCGACGCCGCCGCTCTCACCTTCGCCGTTCCCTTCGCTGAGGGGATGCAGGCTCAGAACCAGCCACGCCAGCAGCGGCGCGGCAATTCCCGAACTGGATATTAGGCATGGATTTCGGACAAGCGCTGACTCAACTGCGCGCTGGCGAGAAGATCGCGCGTGACGGCTGGAACGGCAAGGGGATGTGGCTGGAACTTCAGCGGCCTGATGCCAACTCCAAGATGACGCTTCCCTACATCTTCCTCAGCTATCCGCCGGGCGATGCTTACCCGGACGGCGCGCGCGTTCCGTGGCTGGCGTCCCAAACCGATCTGCTGGCCTACGATTGGGTGGTGGTGTGACCGAACCCCTCACCCACGAGGATGGTTCGACCATCATCCTCTCTGTCCTACGCGATACCGTGAGCTTGACGGTCAGGGGTCCTACAGCACCCGCGTCACCTCCCGTGGTCCTCACCCTGGCTGAAGTCGAAGCGCTCCAGAAGACGCTGGGCACGATGGCGGCTCAAGTCCGAGGAGTGCGCGCCCGTGGCTGACACCGTGTCCCAACTCACCGCAGTTGAAGCCGAGCCTGATCGCCAGCGCATTGAGCGACTGGTTCGGTCCGTGCTCGACGGTCACTTTGCCGCTGGCGACGCCAATGTGGGGGGCTTCGCATTCATGGTTTGGGATGTGAACGGTTCGAGCACATGCGAGTGCCGAAACGTGGACGGTCACATCCCCGAAATCCTGATCCCCGATTTCGTTCGCAATCGCCTCTTGGCCTTCAAGATCGAGAGCTGGACCATCGATACCGTAAATGAGGCGAGCGCATAATGGCTGACTCTCTCGGCTACGCCACGCGCCAAGTGGTTCCCGTCCCCGAGCCGCAAGGCCACATCGACACGTCCGCTCTCGAGCCAATGGAACAGGGCGATCCGTCGTCGCTGGCGATCCTCAACGCTTGGGCCAGCAGCGGCGGTGATATCTCCGACATGCTGCCTGATGGGGAGTTGTCCCGTCTCGGCGCTCAGACCATCCGCGAATGGCGTCTCGACCAGGGCTCACGCAAGGATTGGGTTGAGCGCGCGGAACACTACCTCGACCTTGCCGCGCAAGAGACCGATGACGACGACCGCGAGCCCATCTGGGAAAACGCCGCCGACGTTCACTATCCCATCCTCTCGACCGCGACCGGCCAATTCCTAGCCCGCGCCTCTCCCGAACTGATCAAGGGCGACAAGGTGGTGGGGGTCAAGGTGTTCTCCCCGCCAAGCCAACAGCCAAGCCCGGTGGAGGCCGCCAAGGCGGGTCCGCAGCCGCAGGACGAGCAACAGGCCCAACAAGCCGCGATGGCCCTCCAGCAAGCCGAACAGGCCCAGGCCAAGCAAGCGGCGATGATCTCGGCTCGGAACGCCAGAGCGGAGCGCGTCAAGCACTTCCTCAACTTCCTGATCTTCTACCGCATGGACGATTGGGAGGAAGACTCTGACCTGTTGCTCCTTCAGGCGTCGGCCATCGGGTCGGGGTTCAAGAAGGTCTACATGGGCGAGCGCGGTCTGCGGTCAGACTTCATGTCCGCGACCTGCCTGACCGTTCACAACGATGCCAAGAGCCTGCACACCTGCCCCCGGATCACGCAGGAATTTGAGGTCTACCCCAACGAGATCGAGGAGCGAAAGCGTTCCGGCGTCTATCGCAACGTGACCCTGGATGCTCTCGGCAGTGAAGACCCCGAAGCGCCTCGCACCTTCATCGAACAGCACCGCCTGGACGATCTCGACGGCGACGGCCTGGCCGAACCCTACATGGTCACGGTGGACGTGAAGACCATGCAGGTGATGAGCGTGGTCCCGTCCTACACGCCCGATGACATCATCCTGAACAAGGAAACCGGCCAGGTCATCCGCATCGACCGGTGGCAACCCTTCGCCATGTTCACCTTCCTCCCTGACCCAAGGGGACGGTTCTACGGCATTGGGCTTGGCTCGCTCCTCGATAGCATCACAGCCACGATTGACACCCTGCTCAACCAGATGATCGACGCCAACACGGCGGCTATTGCGGGGGGTGGGTTCATCGGGTCCGGTGTGCGCCTGCAAGGAAGCGGGCAGGGCGGTTCGCTGTTCTTCGGGCCGGGTGAGTTCAAGACGGTCAACTCGCCTGGGATCGATCTTCGCCAAGCGATCTGGGAGCGCACCGTTCCCAACCAGTCGCCCAACTCCATGAACCTGCTGGAACTGCTCCTCGGGGCGGCCAAGGACATCTCCAGCATCAAGGACGTAATCACCGGGGAAGCGCCTTCGACGGCTCCGGTGGGAACGACGCTGGCCCTGCAGAACCAGGCCCTGCAAGTCTTCTCCAGCATCTACAAGCGCATCTATCGCGGCTTCCACGATGAGTTCAGGCTCATGTACCGCTGCCTCAAGCGCTGGGCCACGGACAAGGAGAAGTTCGAATATAACGAGCTGACCGGCGGGGATTTCGATCAGGACTTCCAAGGCGACGGAACCGACATCGAGCCGGTGGCCGATCCCACCGTTGTGACGAAGATGCAGAAGATCGCCAAGTTCCAGACGGTGATCCAGTTCGCTGAGTCCCCGGTGGGCATGGCGGCCGGTATGACCCAATCAGGCCCCGCTCAAGCCCTGGCGACCGACTTCCTCGACGCCATCGACTACGACCGGCCCGAACGTCTGATCGCCCAGGTTCAACCCAACCCCGAACTGATCGCCAAGACGCAAGAGACGCAAGCCGCCGCCGAGTTGAAGGGCGCGCAGGCGATGAAGACCAAGGCGGAAGTCGGGGCTCTGGTCGGCGACGCTCACAAGACGGCGGCCGAGACGACTCACATTCAAGCCCAGACCGTGAAGACCATCGGCGAGACGGCGCACTCAACGCACCTGATGCACGTCATCGCCGATCAGATCCACGATAGCGGCTCGCTGCAACCGCCCCCCGAAGGAGAGAGCGATGGACAGACCAGTCCCAGCACCAACAGCCCCGCGTGAGGAAAAGCCTCGTGAGGCGACCTATCAGGATTGGGTGCGCGCCGTGAAACAAGAGCAGCTTGAGGCACGCGTTCCTCGTCGTGGCAATAGGCGGACGGGCTACTGATGCGCCGTCCCCGCAAAGTCCTGACCGAAGACGAACGCAAGCGCCTTGAAGAAATCGAGTCTCTCAAGGCGATGCGTCCGCGTCCAGACGCTCGCGTCGCCCCATCGCTGGAGGAGTTCGCCGCTTGGACTGAACACCCGGTCACTCGGTATGTCGCAGCCGCTTGGCTCGCTGGAGCCAGGATGCAGCGTGAAGCTTGGGCCGAAGCCAGCTGGAACAGCGGCAAAGCAGAGCCGCAAACCCTTGGCGAACTTCGCACTCGCGCTGACGCCTACTCAGCCTTTCTGGAAACCGGACTGGAACGCTATGTCGAACTCAACACCCAAGATCGCTAGCCTTGGCAAGATCGGGGAGGCGAGACTTGATCTCGTCCCCCAGCTTGGCGAGTGCAACCCCGGCATTCAGCCGGTGGAATATAACGTCGTCGTCGCCCCGGCGGTGATGCCGGAAAAGATCGGCTCGCTGCACGTCCCCGACGAGTACCGCGACAACCAAGCCCTGGCCATGCAGGTCGGCCGCATCGTCTCGATGAGCCCCCTGGCCTTTGACTACGCCAAGTGGCCCGACGGTTCCACCAAGCCCTCAGTCGGTCAGATCGCGTGGTTCGCCCGCTACGCCGGCAAGGAGTTCGAGGGCATCGACGGCAAGACCTACCGCATCCTGAAGGACAAGGACATCGGCGCCGTGATCGAGGACGCGCCACAGCCACCATCGTTCGCCGCCGTTTTCGAAGAACTGCGGGCGAAGAAGCTTTTGCCGCCAGAGCCCGAAGACCTCTCCACGCTCCCCATCCTGAAGACTGGAACCGACCATGGCTAGAGCCGCCCAAGCGTCTGTTCAGGCGCAAGACGCCCCCGAAGACGATACTGTTGACATTGTCCACGAAACAGACGACTTTCGGTCTGGTCAAGTCTCCGAAGGTGAGCTTGATCTGGCTCGCTCCGTCGCCAAGCGCATGGGGTGGACGCCTAAAGAGGAATGGAAGCGCGATCCCGCCAAGTGGGTCGATGCGCCAGACTTCCTCGAAAACACCCCACGCGAACTTGAGGCCGCCAAAGACCGGCTCAAGCGATCAGCCCAAGCCACCGAAGCTTTTGTCGAAGAAGAAAAGCGCCGGGCACGGCAACAGGCCATCGAAGAACTCCGCGCCGCCGAACGTGCGGGAGAGACTGACAAGGCGAATGCCGCTGTCGAGCGCATCCGTCAGACTGAAGGTCCTCCCGCCGTAGTGTCCAGTTGGATCGCTGAAAACAGCTGGTTCAACACCGACCCGGTGGCTCAGGCAGCAGCTCGCGCGGTTACGGATCGCCTCAAAGACCGCCCCGTCCACGAGCAACTCGAAGCGGCGAGGGAAGAGGTCAAGCGGAGGTTCCCGGAGCATTTCGACGCCCCGGCCCAACGCGAGGAAGTCCGCCTTTCCGACGTGCGCCGGCCCCCCGCGCCTCCTGCCCAGCAGGGCTCTCGGGGTCCAACCAGCGCCCCAAAGGAAAGAGGGTGGAGTGATCTACCCGTTGCCGCTCGGTCAGCAGCGGCGCCGTTCGTGAGGGCGTTCAAAAGCCGGGGTCTCTCTGAGGCTGAGTCCCAGGCGAAGTACGCCGGATCTTACTGGAAGGACCAGGCATGAGCATGGACGAGATCACCGCCGAACAAGACGCTTCCGGCCGGGGGCGTGCGCCGCGTGTTGAGGTTGAGGCCGGACGCCGTCGTCGCCGCACCGGGATGCTCGATGTCATGGCCCATGACCGTCTCAACCCATTTGATGATGGGATGCTGGATCACACCGCCTACGTCTACCGCTGGCAGACGGACGAGGGCGGCGCGCTGCGAGCACTGACCACCAAGGACGACTACGATTTCGTCAATGCTGACGATCTGGACGGCTTCGACATTACCCAGACCGATAGCGAAAGCGACGGCCGAATCCGCCTGATCATGAATGGCGCCCAAGCCGGCCCGAACGCCATCTACGGCTATCTCCTGCGAAAGCCACGCGACTTCTGGGAAGAAGACCGAGGACAGGTTTCTGACTTCTACGAACAGATGATGGAGGGCCGCGTCTACGAGGCCCAATCCACCAACGATGATGATGTGAGCGTCGAGCGCGCGCGTCAGGCGGGACACCGTGTCGGCCCCCAAGATCGCAGCGCCGCCTATGCACTTGAATCCAATCAGCTTGGCTCCGTCAGCGGCACTCGCCGCCGTGGGCCTGTCACCCGTTCACTGAAGTAGGGAGCCAGACCGATGGCCGCCAATCCTAACACCCCGTCTGGGCTCCAGCCCTACCAACGCAAGGGTTCGGCCAGCTACCGCGCCAATACGCGGATGGTCTATATCGCCAATGGGGACACCAGCGCCTACTACCTTGGCGACCCCGTCAAGCGCGTGGCGACCCCGGCTTCGGCCAACGGCATCATGACCGTGACCCTGGCGACCGCCGGCACCTCAGCCTTGATCAGCGGCGCCATCGTCGGCTTCGTGGGGGCGGGTCCGATCGGCGCCAGCGCGCCGCAAGGCAGCTTCTTCGCCAACTCCGGCACCCCTGGTCCGTACCACATTCCGGCCAGCAACAGCACCGGCTACCTGGTGATGATCGATGACGATCCCAACTCGGAATACGTCATCCAGGCCAACGCCACCCAACTGGCGACTTCGGTGGGCAAGAACGCCAACCTCGTCTCGGGGACTGGCTCCAACTACACCGGCTGGTCCGGTTGGCAACTGAACACCTCTACGGTGGGCACCCAATCGACCAAGCAAGTGCAGATCATCGACGTTCTGGCCGAGCCGGATAACGTCGCTGGCGCCGGCCGCAACTACACCAAGTTCATCGTCCGTATCAACCAATCCACCGAAGGTCTGGCGGCCACGGGCATCTAGCCCGACCCGTCTTTAAGGAGCGCGCCCCATGGCCACCGTGATCACCCGTTCAGCCCACCCGGACCTTCTGTGGCCCGGCGTGGAAACCATCTTCGGCGTGGACTACGAGCAGTTCCCGGAAGTGTGGTCGATGTTCTTCGACCGCACCGAAGGTTCGCTCGCCACCGAACGCCTGGTTGAAGCAACCACCTTCGGCCTCGCTCGGACGAAGACGGAAGGGGCGCCGATCACCTACGACACCGACGCCGAGGGTTACGTGACCCTGGCGACGCCGTATGTGATCGGGTTGGGCTACCAGGTCACGCGGGAAGAACTCGAGGACGGCCTCTACACCGAAGTGTCGATGTCGCGCGCAAGTTCTCTGGCCTTCTCGCTGCGGACCACGATCGAACTGGCTCACGTCGGCATCTTCATCAACGGCTTCACCAACTCCGCCGCCTACCTCTTCGGCGATGGCCAGCCGCTGTTCAGCGCCTCGCACCCGACCAAGAGCGGTACGCAATCCAACCTCGCCGCCATCGCCGCCAACTTCTCCGAAGCGGCCTTGGAGTCGATGATCAAGCAGGTCTACCTCGCGCAGAACTCGCGTGGCCTGCTGATCAACCTGCGCCCCCGCATGGTGCAAGTCGCCGCCGCCGACATGTTCAACACCACCCGCGTGCTGGAATCGCAGCTCCGCTCCTCGACGGCGAACAACGACATCAACGCCATCAAGCAGATGGGCCTGATCCCCGAAGGCGTCCAGGTGAACCCCTACCTGGGCACGCTCTCCACCGGCTCGTGGTTCCTGCACACCAGCGTGCAGAAGAACAAGGGCCTCAAGTCCATCTGGCGCCGCGATCCGGAGCTGGAGAAGGATAACGACTTCGATACAGAAAACGCAAAGGCCAAGAGCACGGCGCGTTTCATCCCGACCAACGGCGACTGGCGCTCCGTGTACGGCAACGCCGGCGTCTAACCTGTGAGGAGCCGCTGTGAGCCTCTCACGCGCATACAGCGGCTCTGATACTTTTCGTCTCGGGAACGCGTGGTTCACCTGTGACCGATGCTCCCAGCGTTGGCGCAGGTCTCAGATGCGGATCGAATGGGACAACCTGCGGGTCTGCACACCCTGCCTCGATCCAAGGCCGCCCCAGATGGAACCACCGGATGTGTTCCCCGAGGGTATGCCATTCCTCGACGCCAGGCCGCCGCCCGACCGCCCGGACCGGCTAGAGGATGACACGGCCCTACAGAGCGTCACAGGCGGCTTTGTCGTCACGCCGGGGGTGACATACCCAGACGGTCAGTACCAGACGCCAGGGTCGATCTCTCCGCTTCCAGTGACCGAGTCCATTACGTTCGATCCAAACTCACCAGAGCCGGGGCAACCCTCAACGATTGGCTTGCCGCTGGGACCGGATGTGCTGGCGGACGATGTGACCTTCATTACGGGGCCGGTGGCCGCGCCGAGTAACGATTAGGAGGTCTGGGTGCCGCAACTGAGACAATATGATCCGGTCACTTCGTTAGAGCCAGACGACGACTTCTGGATTGACCGAATTGGGCGTGGCACGCTCCGCATTTCTGCGGCTGACACCATGACCCAATTTGGGACTTCCTGCATCACCTATGTGATCGACGGCGGGGGCTCGGTTCTCTCAACGGGCGTGGCAGGGGATTTGGAGATCCCGTTCGGCTGCACGATCACGGCGGCAACCCTGCTGGCGGATCAAACCGGCTCTGTCGTGGTGGATATCTGGGCTGACGCCTACGCCAACTATCCCCCGACGATTGCTGACAGCATCGTGGCGTCCGCGCCTCCAACGATCAGTTCCGGCGTGAAGTCGCAGGATACCACGCTGACGGGGTGGACCACCAGCTTGGCGGCCAATTCCACCCTGCGCTTCAACGTCAATTCCGTCTCGGCGATCACCCGGCTTACCGTGGCCCTGGCGGTGACGAAGGTGGCGAGCTGATGGGCCGCACCTTCTGCCCAGGCGGAGTTTATTTCGACGGCTCGACGCGGATCAAGCGTTCCTCCCTGATCGCGACCGATAGCCCGTTAGTCTCCAATTCGTTCTTCTTCAAGACCATCCCAAATGGCTTTGTGGGGACGTTTGGCGAATGGTGGGTTAGCAACTCAGCAGTCGGAGCTAATGGCCTTTCGGCGGAAACGGACAGCCCCATCATCACGGTTGTGGGCGGCTTTTCGGATGTCACCGGCCCCAGCGCCAACGGGGTCCAGATGCACACCCTGGATGGAAGCGTCACCGATCCTCCCGGCTTCGCGGATGACCAGTGGCATCATTGCTTCGCGGCTGGAGACCTCTCCAACGGAACGGACAAGCGCGGAACCCTGCTGATCGATGGCCAGCCTCATAGTCGGCTGACGACCTCGGGCTCCCTCGCGACGATCCTGGCGATGAATGGGCTGGACTTCCTGATCGGCAACGCGGGCGATGAAGCTTTCCCCGACAATGATTTACTGATCGGCTCAATTGCCGAGTTCTACCTCAATCTCGGAACCAGCTTCCTGAACACCGGAGCTTCACCGGATGGCAATGGCAACACGCCGCTTGTCTCGGGGGCCTTAGCGAAGTTCTACGATGGGTCATGCCCGGTGGACCTCGGCGACAACGGCCAAATCCCCACGGGGTCTTCTCCCACGATCTATCTTCGCAGAGGCCCCGCCGACCCCGCCACCGCGTTCCTGACCAACCACGGGACGGGGGGCAACTTCCTCAACGATGTGGGCACGCTTCAAGCCGCTGCTGGCCCGTGCGTCTGCGGCGGCCAGCATAGCCAGGGGCACGTGTTCTGATGTCAATCGACTGGTCGCCTTCATTCGGCGAGTGCGAGAACCTAAGGGCTTATATCTCGGTAGCGCTCCCCGCGTGCGACGCGCCCCACCGCACTCCAGGACACCCCGAGGTGCGTGGCGATGCGTGCGTATGTCCAATGAATGTGCGTCCGAATGAAGCGAACTTGCTCCTCCGTCAGCGACGCGCGCTTGTGTTGCGTCCCGCGCGGATTACGACCCTTCTCCACCATATCAGTGATGTTCTGCTGATGCGTGCCAAGCCACAGATGGTCCGGGTTTACGCACTTCCGAACATCGCAGCGATGGCAGACGAAAAGATCCGGGGGAATCGGACCGTGATGGAGAATCCAAGAAGCCCTGTGTGCGTGGTCAGGGCGCCCGTTGACGGAGAAAGAACCGTAACCCGTCGTGGACATACCAGCGCACCAAAGCCAGCAGCCGCTAACTGGCTCAATGGCGTATTTCTCAGTGAACCGCTCCAAAGCGGAGTGCGAAATCGTGCGGGGATTTGCGATGCGATCTCGGTAGTAATGCATCGAACAAAAGCCCTTGGCGAGCAGGCGCTTATTGCAGCCCGACACTGTGCATGGTTTGAAGGGCGTAGCCATAGCGCTTTCTCCGAAGCGAGGTGGTCAGGCTTGGGCTTTCCGTTCGCAGCGGATTGCCCAGGTCGTTCTAACATTGCTCTGGCTTCGCACCAAGGCTTGGGGAGGGTCGGATGAGTGTTTCATGGTCGTTAACAGCCGGTCAACTCATCACCCGCGCCTATCGCTTGCTGGGGTATCTCGAAAATCCCTGGGTTCCCGACGAAGACCAGATGGCGCAAGGCATGTTGGCGCTGAATGCCATGCTCAAGAGCCTCCAAAGTGATGGCATTAACCTTTACCGCCAGGAACGCCGCGAGATCGCCGTTCCTGCGATGACTGCGGAAATCGACATCACGCCTCGGGTGATGGGGGTGGAGCAAATATCCTGGGTCGTTCAAGGGGGTTCGAATCCTTACCATCGTCCCATGGGAGAGTTCTCGTGGGTGGATTACTGGAATCTGCCGAACCCCAATAGCAATACCACGAGCGGCCCATCGGTCTGGATGTTCAACCGCCAGAACACCTCGTCATCCGTCTTCATCTGGCCGCTCGCCACGCTAGGCGGCACGATGGTCGCATCTGTCGGCCGAACGGTTGAAGACGTGAATGACCCGTCAGACCAAACCGACTTCCCTGACGAGTGGACTGAAACCATGGAATATAATTTGGCGGACCGCCTCATGGACGACCAAGGCGTTGCGGCGTCGGACCCAGAAACCGCCAGACACATCACCAACCACGCCCTGGTGCTTTATCGCCGACTGTCTGACTTCGACCGGCCAACGTCGATCTGGATGCGACCGGTCCGGTTGACGGGCTCTGGGTATGGTTCACGTCGTCGCTAACGTGGCGCCAAGCTTTACCACTTCGAATGCCATATATCTGCGACGCGGCCACATCAAAACTCACCGCAATTTGCGCTGGGTGCTCTCCCCTTGCCAATCGCCTGCGTATTTCCCGTACCTTAATGTCATTAAGCTTTGCCATCGGACGCGCCTCTCCCCGCGTAGGCCGGTGGCGTCCCTTCGACATCATATCGGCAACGTTCTCACGATTGCTGCCAAGGAACAGATGGTCTGGGTTCACGCAGGCCGGAATATCACAGCGATGAAGGACCATTTTTCCAGGCGGGACAGGTCCACGAAATAACATCCATGAGACGCGATGCGCTTTCGTATTAGGGCGCTCGACTAGATAGAACTGGCCATAACCATCTCGGTCACACCCGTACGCCCATAACCAGCAGCCGCCGTTGGTGTCGTACTCGACCCTGCTTTCAAAGCGCTTTTCTGGCGGGATTCTGGGATATACGCTGGTAGCCATTCGTTGCCTCCTTAGGGCTTCGGGTGGTCAGGAGGCGGCGGTCCGTTGGCGCGGAAAGCCGTCTCCGATTTGACCTTCACCCTACCATTAGCCGCCTGACCCTGCTATAGAAGCAGCAATGCGGCGGCGTGGAAAGCAGACACGCTAATCAGCGGAACGAGAGCCTACCCGGTGTAGCGATACGGTGCGGGTGTAGCCCCTGAGATGAGTATGGTTAGGGGGCGCGGTTGGGCATTAAAACGAGGCGTCGCTCACTACACGCCTATCGTCCGTTAGTCGGGGTAGCGACCGGCCCGCAGACCTTGCACTAAAGGTCCACTTCTAGTACCGTCCCAGACGCGCCCGAAGGGTTCATCCAAGCCACTACGCTGGACCCCTTCGCATGGCCAAACCCAAATACTCCGACTACTGCGGTCATCACAAGATCACCCGCGAGCCCCTGAAGCTGGGCTCCGATGCTCCGTTCTTCAAGGACGGCAAGCTGAACCGCGATCCTCACGCCGCCCCCTCAGGCCCCGCCGTCATCCAGAGCGAGGCCAACTACAAGCGCGTCGATGTTTTCCATCACCGAGCCGACAAGGACTAGCCATGAAGACCGGGACCAACTTCGCAAACCAACGAGGCCCTCAGCCCGGTGGCAAGGATAGTGTGAACCTGCACAAGGCCATCGCCATGGGAACCTCTGCGCCGGCTTCCAAGCGTGAGACCAAGCCCGTCGGCATGAAGGGTTCCAGCAATGGCGCCTGCAAGGTCGTTGGCCTGACCAACCGCTAGGGAGGCTGCCATCCCTACCATGGATATGCCTTTGGGTGCGTATGGTAGGCCGCGCGTTGGCTTGCCCACTATTCGTCTGATCAACGCTTACGCAGAGGCGTCCAAGGAAGGTCCCACCGCCGTTGCACGCATCCCCCGTCCTGGGTTGACGGCGCAATATTCCTTGGGAGGCGGCGACGGACCGGCAGGCCCATGCCTGCGGATGTTTCAGATCCCCGGCATGTTCAACGGCGACCTGTTCACCATCGCCGGGGGGCAACTCTTCCGCAATAACAACTTTGTCGGGGATGTGCCCTACGGCCTTCAACCCCGCATGGCGTGCAGCCTGACCCAACTGGCTATCGTTGTCGGCGGGGCGCTGTACGTCTATGACGGGGCCACCCTGACGCTGGTGCAGTATTTCGATGACGGGTCGTCCAGGCTTCCGCCGTTCTCCTCCGTCGCGGTGCTCTACAACATCTTCGTCTACACCGTCGCTGGGTCCAATTCGTTCTACACCTCCAACGTAGGCGATGCGACCACCATTCCAGCGCTGAACCTGGACAACGCCGAGACGGCTCCCGACCCGATCCTTGAAGTGCAGGTCCTGGCCGAGGAGCTGTACTTCTTCGGCACCAAGACCACGGAAATCTGGGACTTCAACGGAGGCGCTGACCCCGCCAAGCCATTCTCTCTCAGCCAGGGCCGAACCTATCCCCGAGGCACGGCCGCTCAAGGCTCCGTCGCCTTCACCGACAACGCCCTGTTCTGGGTCGGTGACAACTACACCATCTATCGCACCAGCTCAGCCCCGGTTCGAGTCTCCACGCCCTATATCGAGGATCTGCTGCGGGAAGCCGGAACCGGCCTTGACGAGATGACCTCGTTCAACGTCGCTATCGAAGGCCACGACTTCTACGTCATCAACCTTCCCTCGCTGAACCTCTCCTTCGCCTACGATTGCCAGACCTCCGAATGGGCGCAATGGGGCTCTCAGCAGCGCTTTCAGAGCGAGCCCGGGCTACTCATGGCCGGTTGCTCGACGGGTCAGGGCTCAACCCTATTCGCAGGCTCAGCCACGGATAGTCGGGTGTTCCTGTGGGACACCTCCAACAAGACCGACGACGGAACCGCCATCGAAAAGCTGGTGACAGCAGTATTTTGGACCACAGCGGGAAAGCTTCGTCTGAACAGCCTGGGTCTCGCCTGCGTGCGCGGGGTTGGCAATGCGCTTTCCCCCGATCCACAAGTCCGAATGCGGATGAGCAAGGACGGCGGCCGCACCTTCGGTTCATGGGTCGCGCGCTCTCTGGGCGCCGCTGGGGAATACACCCGCAAGGCGGTCTGGCGAGCCCTTGGCCTGGTCAGTCAGCCTGGCGTGCTGGTGGAGTTAGCCACCACTGAACCCGTCATCTTCGCCGCTGAAGGCGTGTCATACAACGAAGCGAGATACTAAAATGGCGTTCAACTCGACAACTGTTACGGCGGAATGCTTCGCGGTGACAAAGAGCGACACGACCAAGATCACTGCTTATGGCTTCTACGTCGGCACGACCGGCGATGTCGCCATTCAGGACGGATCGGGCAACACCGTCACCTTCACGGCGGTTCCGGCCGGTGCGGTAGTTCCGGTGGTCTGCTCACGGATCATGAGCACAGGCACCACGGCTAGCAACATCGTCGCCTTCGGTCCGCGCTGATGGCCTTGGCGCTGGCCCTCAGTCTGGCGGCGGTGCGGGAACCCTTGGGAGGTTCGTTGCCCCCTCCTGGCTATACCACGGGAGGGGTGGTGCTTGATGGGGCGACGTGGCTTCTCAACATGGCTTTGGCGCTCGGTGTGGACAGCGGCGTGTTTAGCGCGTCGCTGTGGCTTTGGTTTCCGGCCGCGCCGGGCAGTAGTCAGGCGCTTTGGGAAAGCGACAGCGCGGCCCAAGGCAATAACTATGCAGAACTAGACGTCGATGGGTCTTGCGATACCGAGATCGCCAACGAGAGCAACGATGCTCTTATAGACCTAACGACAAACGCGCCAACACCTTTGGGTGTGTGGCAAAACCAAATCTGGTCATTGGATATTAATGCCAATCCTACTGTAGGCAAAGTCTACATCGACGGAGTTGATGCAAGCGGTTCCGGTGCGGGCGGTGCGGGCGGCGGCGCGTTCACAATGGATGGGTTGCCTTTCTCCATCGGGTCTTCCACGACCGGCGGCAGGCTATTGACGGCCTACACGGCAGACCTTTGGATTGCGCCGAACCAGTCGCTATTGGTGGACGGGGATATTCCCCCCGAAACGATTGCCAAGTTCATCAAGGACGGCAAGCCCGTAGACCTTGGCTCTGACGGCTCTACGCCCACTGGAACCTCGCCCGCGATCTTCCTGCATATCGATGCGGATGGAGACCCGGCCGACTTCGCGACGAACCGGGGAACGGGGGGTGATTTCGCGGTTGGCGGTGGCGTGACCCAAACCGGCGCCTTGGTCAGCGGCTCGGCCGATGTCGTGATGGCGGACGTGACCGGCATTACAGCGGGGGCTTTCGTGCATGTAACCGGCGTTCCGGCGGGGACCACGGTTCTCTCCATCGACACGCTCACCGTCACCATGAGCGCGCAAGCGACCGCGACCAATCCCACGGCGTCGATCAAATTTGGCGGCGCGCTGATGCTCGCGCCATCCAGTCCGAGCGACTAGATGGCCCAGACTCTCCCGCAGCGCACCCTGCCAATCGCCGAGGGCAACGCCTTCACGCTCTATTGGTATCGATTCTTCCAGGACCTGAGCACCAGCGCTGGAAGCGGTGTCACGCTGGCCCAGGTGGAGGCGTTGATCGCCGCTGTGGTCGCCGCACTGGAAGCCGAGATCGCCGCTGTCCAGGCTATCGCGGAAGACGCCTTGGCTCAAGCGGGGGGGCTGAATGTCCTGAGCCTTCTGGCCCTGTCGGAGCTTGACGGCTATGGCGGCTAGGATCGGAGACACGGATTATGGTCTGTTAGCGCTTGTGGCGCTGGCGGGGCCGGAAACGAACGCCGGGTCATCTGGCCCGACAGGTCCGACAGGTCCGACAGGACCTACGGGCCCGACGGGCCCGACGGGTCCTGGCTCCTCCGGCGCTAATCCAACCGCAACAGTTGGCCCGGCGGCTGTCAACGGGTCAGCCACGACTTTCATGCGCTCCGATGCGGCTCCAGCCCTGGCTAACACGGCTGTTACCGCTGGCAGCTACACCAGCGCAAACATCACCGTAGACGCCCAAGGAAGGCTCACAGCCGCCGCCAACGGGTCCGGTGGGGGAAGCGGTACGGTTACGAGCGTCAGCCTCTCAGCGCCCTTGGGCGGCGGGACGGTGACGACCTCTGGGACGCTGGGAACCACGTCCTACACGGCGCACGGTGTCGTCATGGGGGCCGGGACGTCGCCCCTCAGCGTCTCGGCGGTGGGGACCGCTGGGCAACCTTTCCTGTCGGGTGGCTCCGGCGCGGACGGGGTCTATGGCGCCTTGGATATCTCCACGGCTGCGATCACCGGGAACCTCGGTGTCTCCCACCTCAACAGCGGCACGAGCGCATCCTCCACGACGTACTGGCGCGGGGATGGGACTTGGGCGACGCCGGCTGGGGGAGGGGGCGGCCACGCCTACGAAGCCTGGGGCAATCTCGCCACAATCGCGGGATTCGTTCGCGTGGGAACCAGCGTCTCGACGCTGACGCAGGGGACTTATTCGATCCTCGATACGTGGACAGCCTCGGGCGCCAATACGATTGAGCTGTGGAAGTCATCCGCTCCCTCGACGCCCTACGATGTCTATATTCGGATGTCCCCCTTCCTCTCAACGACCAATGATCAGTTCGGACTTGTCCTTCGCAACTCATCCAACGGGAAAATCTTTCTCTTCACGTTGAACTGGCTAGGCGTTGTCGGGGCGCAAGAATGGACCAACGCCACCACGTTCTCAAGCACGCTCTCGACCGTGACGGTGACGCAGAACCTGTTTCAGGCGATGTGGCTGCACATCAACAACGATGGCACGACGCTGACCTATCAATATTCACGCGACGGCTCGCTGTGGATCACAGTGGGAACGCGGACTATCGCGACCTTCATGGGGGCCTGCGATGAATATGGACTTGGCGGCGTCCCCCAGCACGCGGGTAATGCCTGGATTGGCAATTTTGGCACGACGGTGCCCAGCTAGATACTAAGGATCACCGCATGTCTCTCACCGTCAACAACAAACAATTCCTGGTTTCGGCGACCACGACAAGCGCTGCCCTGACCTGTGACGCCAACTCCGGGATTACCTTGTTGAAGGTCAACGCGGTCAACAATGACAGCGTGCCCCGACTCCTCACGGTCTGGCGGGTTGGCTCGGGAGGCGCCGCAAATGCCACCTCCAAGATGCTTCCCGCAACCGCGATGGCTGTGGGAACGACCGTCCTTCCGTTCTCCGGCCAGACCTTGACCGGCGGCCAGTCGATTATGGTCAAGGCCACGGCCACGGGGGTCATGGTGCTCAGTATCGGGTATGTACAGGCTCCTCAGTGATCCGAACGCTTGAATCGGAAGATTTGAACCGGATCGCCAATGATCCCGAGGTTCGCCCCTGGCTTGGCGGGGAGGGGTTTATCGATCTTACCGAGATTGCAGCTAACCCCGATAACATCTGCCTGCTGACCCCAAACCGAGACGGGGCCTACGTCCTGCATAAACTCCAGTCGGGGATGTACGAGGCGCATAGCTTGGCCTTAGAGACCGCCCGTGGCAAGCCGATGCTGACCTTGATGCGGGATGGTTTCCGGTGGATGTTCACCGCGACGGACGCCTTGGAAATCTGCACCAAATGCCCCGATGGCAACCCCGCTGCGGCGCGCTGGGCTGACCTGGCGGGGTTCCGTGAGACCTTCCGCCGGGAAGGCGCCTTCGACGGAAGGGGTGTTTCGTATCGGACCTTGCACTATCCAGATTGGATTCTCAAGGACCGCAGGAACCAGAAGGAAGGCGAGCGCTTCCACGAGGTTCTGGAGGCTCTAAGACCCCACAGCCACGCCGACGATCCAGCGCATGACTTCTGGGTCGGGGCCACCGTGGAGGGATGCAGGCGAGGGAATATCAGCAAGGCGGTGGCGATGTATAACCGCTGGGCCGTCTTCGCTGGCTATATGCAGTCCACCATTCTCTCCGTCATGCCTCCGGTTGCCAATATAGGGGATGCGGTGGTACATTTGATGGACGAACAGGTTCAGGTCTTGCGCTTGCTCTAAGGGCCGAAGGCTCCAAACTCTCAGGAGAATCCTTCATGCCTGTTACGGCGATTACCGCTGGCGCATCCATCGCCAAGGGAGCCATTGGAGCGGCCGGCGCCAACTCCGCCGCCAATGCCGCAAAGACCGCCGCGTCCCAGGCCATCGGGTTCGACAAGGGGGTCTATTCCGACGCCCAACAGAACCTCAATCCGGTCATTCAATCTGGCCAGAACTCCACCGGCATCCTCTCCGGTCTGATCAATGGCAATTCCGACGCTTTCAACAAGTACTTGAACAGCACGAACTACAAGTTCCAGCTCGACCAGGGTTTGAAGGGCGTCGCCTCCGCTAATGCCCCCAGCTTCAACAGCGGGGCCACAGGCAAGGCGCTGAACAACTATGCCCAAGGCCAAGCCGGAAGCGCTCTGGCAGGCTATGAGGGGTTGCTACAGGGCCAGCAAACCACGGGCACGCAGGCTGCGCTCGGGCTTGGAGCCTTGGGCAACCAGACAGGCTCCCTGGTCGGCAATGCCTTGGGCTTCGGAGCTAACGCGGCGGGAGCGGCGTCCAATGCTGGCGCGGCTTTCGGTGGCGGAATCCTAAGCGACCTGACCGGCCAACTCAACCAGGCGCACACCGCATCCAGCTTTGGGGGCGGATCGGCCGGAACCAACATCAACAGCAGCGGCCCTGGTGGTGTGTTTTCTGAGGTGGGGATGTATCAATAATGGGCTTCTCAACCCCCTCCTGGATCGCGCAGCTTCCTCAAGGCACGGCTGGCGGTATTACGGACGCGGCCCAGAAGGGCGCGCTGATGGGCTACGACCTGGGCCAGAAGCGGGCCGTTCGAGGAGCCTTGAACGGCCTGGATGTCAACGACCCCGCCTCCATCAACCAGACCGTGGGGGCCTTGGCGCGGGCCGGCGCCAGCGATACCGCGACCGGCGTTCTCAGTCTCAACAATGCGCGGGTGCTGCAACAGGTCAAGTTGCCGATCTATCAGGCGGTGGGCAAGCAAGCTCTCGCGGGTCTGGCGGGGCAAAGTTCGGCGCAAACGCCCGATGTCGCGTCCATGTCCTCGGACCAGCATGACCACATCCTAGGCTCGCTGGATGCAATGGACAGCATCGAAAAGCAGCTTAGTGCGGTTCCCTACGGAACAGATGGAGCCGAGCGCAAGGCGATGTTGGCCCGACTCGCCCCCTCCCTACACGATCGCGGAATGGACCCATCCGCTATCGCCGGGTTCGATCCGACAGACGAGAACATCGCCAAGACCCTTCAGGATCATGCCGCCGTCCGGTCTCAGATCGCCGCGCTCTACCCTCAGCAGGCGCCCCAGAGCCCTGACGCCTCGAACTATGGCATCGCCAACGCCAATCTGAGCAATCCCCTCTACGCCAACCCCTTGGTGGCTGGCGTGGTCAAGGATA